CGATAGGTAATGAAAGTATAGAAATTGATGCTTATAAAATTGTGAGCTCCAGCGATGGAGATACGGAGCTCACAATAAATTTAAAAAGAAATGTACCTATATTTGAGCTGTCAGCCAACTTAAGAGAGTAGATGCTAGAGTACTAGTAATCCAGGAGTTACGCTCCATTACAGAGGAAAATTTAGATAATAATCCCTTTTGCGGTGGAAGTTGATTGTTTATTATCATTTCCAATAAAGAGATAATTTGCTTTAATTCTTCTTTGTCTGGAGAATTAATAGCTTCGATTTGTTGTTTGGCTTTCTGAATAGAATCGTTGCAATTAAATGTAACATTTTGCTGTGAACCAATAACGGAACTATAGGCATTTTCGATATTAAAAATGGTTGCGTTCGATTGATTTTTGGCAGCAAGTTCTTCAGATTCAGTTAAGTAAAAGACTTTATACTGTTGTAATTCTTGAAAAGCGTAATCTGCAACAATATCTTTAACAAGAAAACGCTGTTTGTGTGGATTAATTAAATAATCACCAACAGAGAGGAAAGAAATTTCCATTACACCAATATAAGGTTTAGAGGTTGCTTTCTCATGATTCGGTAACCCTAATATTTCAGAAATAACTTTACCGTTTCGTTCAACCTCAAAAGTGATTCCATTAGTTTTAATAAATTTTTCTGCAATGTTCATAAATGTCTCCTTTTTCGTATTTTACATAGTAATGCTTATGTAACAAGAATATTGGAGAATTTATGAAAAGTCAAGAAATTTAACAATGATTAGAGATAATGAGAAAGCGGGATAGGAGATGAGATATGGATGAAAATAAAGAAGAAATCCAAAAACTGCGTAAGCAAGTCAGAAATTTAAGAATAGCATTCTTGCTTACGCAGATAGGATTTCTCATTATTAGTATTATTTTTCAGATTCAGTATTGCCGGATGATGCATTATTATCGAGAGATTTTTCAATTGAATCAAGAGATTTCTCAATCCTTGATAGATGTAAATTCTGTTCTTCAACTGCTTTCTTTAAAGATTGCAGGGATCCTGATTCACTAGAGGAAGATGTATCTATGCTATGTAATAAATCATAAAGAAGTTGGTTCTGAGTCTGGAGAAGTGCATTTTGAGTTTCATCAAGTTGAATTTGTTGGGTTTCAGATTCAGTAGGGCTTTGGTTGGATTGATATAAGGCGATTGATGTGCTCAAAATAATGGATACCAGTAAAGAAATTATACTGATAAACACATCCGTAGACATTTTTACTCGGTATTTTCCAAGAGGAATAGCTATTGATTCAGGAATTTCGAATGTCTCAATCGAATCCTTATCAAGAGTTACATAATCTTCATTTGGAGGGGAAAAATTTTCAAAAGTGTTTGCTGATTCGGTATTAAATGAGGAAGAGATACTCTTAGTTAATTCTTCACTTACCAAATGAGCAATGCCGGCGGCACTAGATATTTCAATTGATTGCTTAGCAATATTACCAGAAAGTGCTGCGGCTGAAACAAGTGAGGATGTATCCCATTTTCCAGCCGAAGAAGTAAATCCCTTGATATATGATTCAAGAATTGATTTCCCTATACTAGAAGCAGGCAACGCTTGTACTGATAACGAATTACGAAGCTCAGAGATTAAAGCTTTCGTGTCAGAAGTTTTCCAGTTATCAGATTTTATTAAATCATCATTCACAATAATAACTCCTTTCTTTCATACTCGGACGTGCCAGCGTCCTGTATAAAAAGAATATGAGAGAATTTATGAAAAGTCAAGAATAGTTGGAGAGGAGGTGAAACCATGACATTTTCTCAAAAGTTAAAATACATACTTTCAGAACAGAATATATCTCAGGCAGAGCTATCCAGATTAACAGGCATAAATAAAAGTTCTATCTGTCAGTATCTATCAGGCAAAAACATACCATCCAAGAAGAGACAGGGCGTGATTGCTACAGCAATAGGGATGCCAGAAGATTACTTTGGAAACGAAAACTTCAAAGAACCAAGTATACCATATCCTAAGATTCCGCGACTTACACTCACGGAGACGGCTGGAATCATGGGCGTGTCACAGCGAGCACTTGCACTTGCTATTCAGCAGGGTATGTATTCATGGGCGCAGGCTTTGCCAGGGAGAAACAAGAAAAGACCTATCTATTTTATTAATGCCATTACGTTTGCTAAAGCGCAGGGAATAGATTTGGAAGAATATAAAAAATGCACCTGCGAAGCGGCAACTCCAACAGGCGCATAGAAAATAACTCAACTAAATTGTAACACAAAACCAGAAAAATGGAAGGAGAAAATTATGAACGAGGAAGAAAAGACTTTGAACTTAGATGATGTTAAGTTTTTGCTCGAAAAAGTATATGCAGCACAGCAGGCAGGAAACCATGTTATTTTTAGACATAGTAACTACTCGACAGAAGTAATTGCTATGGAAGGCGAAATCTCTGAGGAAAAAGAATGGGATAAGCAATTTTATATGCATAATAACGCACCAGAGGAGCAGAAAGCTACATATAATGAATGCATTTTGTATCTTGAAAAACTGGCAGGTGAGAAACATGATAATTAATTTTGTATTACACAAGTACAACCAGACGGAATCTGCTCTTGAACTACAGCCTACATCGCCCCGCCTCTTAGAACGGAAAGCTGCACTGGAATGGTGGATTGCAATGGATATGCAGAAAAATGGAGTATTCCAAGAAAAATAAAGGAAATCCAGTGAAAATAATTCGCTGGCAAGATGGAAATCTAGAATGTTTCTACGGAACAATGGCAGAAGCAGAAAATTATGCAAAGAACAAAAGCAAAGTGATTAAACAAACCTGTATCATAGCATGAATGTGTAGAAAGGATGGTAAGCAATATGAAGTTAAATAAAGTAGTAAGTACGTTAGAAATGCCACATGAAGAATGGCTGCGTTATCGAAAGAAAGGCATCGGTGGTTCCGATGCCGGAGCTATCTGTGGGGTAAATAAATATAGAAGTGCTGTATCCGTATTTTTAGACAAGACTACAGAACAGACATCAGAGTTTGATAACGAAGCAATGAGACAGGGACGAGATCTGGAGCAGTATGTAGCAGAAAGATTTTGTGAGGAAACCGGAAAGAAAGTAAGACGGGCAAATGCGATATTTTCTCATTCCGAACTTCCTTTTATGCTTGCCAATGTAGACCGCCTGGTCGTTGGGGAAAATGCAGGACTTGAATGTAAAACAGCATCGGCTTTTTCTGCAGATAAATGGGCAGACGGTTCTATCCCGCCAGAATATGAAGTGCAATGTAATCACTATATGGCAGTAACCGGAGCAGATGCTTGGTATATTGCCTGTGTAATTCTTGGCAAGGAGTTTATCTGGCACCGCATCGAGCGAGATGAGGAACTGATTGCCACGATTGAAGAGCTGGAAAAAGATTTCTGGCAGAATAACGTAATTGCAAATGTTATGCCGGCGCCAGATGGTTCTTCTTCTGTAGATTCTTATATCAATTCCAGATATGCAGACAGTGATCCAGAGCAATCTGTTGATATTACTACATATGACGGAGCTTTGAAAAGAAGAGAAGAGATCACCGTCTTGGAAAAGAAGCTTGGAGTTGAGAAGAAACAAATTGAGCAGGAAGTTAAACAATATATGCAAGAAGCAGAAACGGCATATAGTAACTCATATGAAGTGAAGTGGAAAACAGTAGAGAGTAAGCGAGTTGATACAAAGAAATTGAAGTCAGAGTATCCAGAAGTTTATAAAGACTGTATTAATGTAGGAAAAAGCAGACGATTCACTGTAAAAGGCATTGCATAAGGAGGATTTAACATGGGAGTAAAAGAACAGTTAGTCGAAAAGAATAACCAGAAAACAAAGCTTACAAAGGGCATGAACATTGCGGATATGATTAATGCAATGAAGCCAGAAATTGAAAAAGCCCTTCCGAAAGTAATCACACCAGAAAGATTTACAAGAATGGCTCTTTCGGCAGTTAATACAACTCCGAAACTTGCAGAGTGTAGTCAGATTACATTTTTATCTGCACTGATGAACGCAGCACAACTTGGATTAGAACCAAACACCCCACTTGGACAGGCCTATTTGATTCCGTTTAAGAATAAAGGAAGATTAGAATGTCAGTTTCAGATTGGGTACCGCGGAATGATTGATATGGTATACAGAAATGAGGATATCCAGACGGTACAGGCTCATTGTGTTTATGGGAATGATGAGTTTGAATATGAACTTGGATTAAATCCGAAGCTTGTACATAAACCAGCTACGAGAGATAGAGGGGAGCTTCTCCTTGTATACGCCTTCTGGAAGTCTAAAAACGGTGGTTTTGGCTTCGAAGTGATGAGCAAAGAAGATATCGATCAGCACGCAAGAAAGTATAGTCAGTCTTTTTCTAGCAACTATTCTCCTTGGAAGAAAAATTATGAGGAAATGGCAAAGAAGACAGTAATTAAGAAAGTTCTTAAATATGCTCCAGTGAAAGCTGACTTTGCCAGAGCGATTACTTCGGATGAAAGCATCAAATCAGAGTTATCTGTCGATATGTCAGAGGTTGTAAACGAGCAGGAAGTAGAGACGGTAGATGCAGAGTATAGCGAAGTGCCTTCTGATGAAACATCAGGGGATGAAGGTGTGAGCAATGAGTAGTATCAGTTTTACAGTGCCCGGCCCTCCGAAAGGAAAGGCCAGGGCTCGGACTGTCCGAACAAAGGATGGTCGTACATTTTCTTATACTCCAGATGGAACGGTACTTTATGAGAATCTGATAAAGACCTGCTATTACCAGACTGGGGTTCGGCCCTTTGGTGCGGATGAGGAGCTTCGGGCTACGATTGTTGCATATTACCCGATAACAAAGAGCACCAGTAAGAAAAAGCGGCAGCAGATGCTTGCCGGTCTTATCCGGCCAACGAAGAAACCGGATTTAGATAATGTTATTAAGAGTATCCTGGATGCGTTAAATAAAGTTGCTTATCATGATGATACGCAGATTGTCTCGTTATCCATGGAGAAATTTTATTCAGACTCTCCAAGAGTGGAGGTCACTATAAGTAACTTAGAAAACAAATCATAGAAAATTAAATATTGAGTCCTGAAAGGAGTCTTATGACATATTTAGATATGCTCAATAATTTTTACGATTTTTGCGAGTGCAACGTCGTTTCTGGAAATGCGCAATTGCTTTTTCATACACTTTTAATGATCAACAATAGGTGCGTTTGGGAACAATGGTTCTCTCGCACTAACGTAAGTCTGAGCGAAAGAATGGGTATTAGTGAGAAAGCCTTTATTCGTGCCAGGAACGAGTTGAAGCAACTTGGGTTGATTGATTTTATATCTTCAAAAAAGCGAGGGACATGCACTAAGTACTGCATTTTGTACAATACAAATGACAGTACAAAAGAAGTACAAAAGAAGTACAAAGGAAGCACAAAGGAAGTACAAAAGGCTGACATAAATAGATATAAGACAGAGACTAAGATAAAAAAAGATATATCTGACGATATATCTAAAAAAACACGCACAATCTTCAAACCACCGACTATTCAGGAAGTGAGGGACTACTGTGAGCAAAGAGGCAACAGCATCGATGCGGAGTATTTCGTAGATTTTTACACATCGAAGAACTGGATGGTGGGGAAGAACAAAATGAAAGACTGGAAGGCGTGTGTGAGAACTTGGGAACGTAATAGCAAGCAGGAGAACCCCGCTAAGCAGCAGGCAAGCAGGAATGGATTTCACAATTTTGAGCAGCGTGAATATGATTACGGTGCACTGGAAGAGAGGCTCACGGGAGGTAGATAACAATGATAAAAACAGACACTGAAAAATTGACTGTAGAGATGGAAGGGAATCTTGCGGACTACATGATGGATTTCGTGCTGATTGTAGAAGGAATAAAAGAAGAAGTTTTGAGAGAAGACTTAAGACATATGAAAGAGATTGCTAATATTGCCTTTGATACAGAGAATCCAGAAGAAACAGCAGAAAAGATAGAAGAATATTTTAGTCGCTTAAAGCTGGACACGCCTCTTTAGAGGATTTTTACATTACAGCAACTTGTTAACCGCTCCATGTGCGAACACGGAGCTATATGCCATTGATTCCCCGGCAATGCCGGGGAGAAGAAGTAAACATGACAGAAAAAATTTTAAAAAATAACCAGGCAGTAGTTGCAGGAGAAATTATCTCTGATTTTGAATTTAGCCATGAAGTTTTTGGCGAAGGATTTTATTTTGTGAAGTTAAAAGTGAGCAGACTTAGTCACTCAAGTGATATTATTCCGTTACTTGTATCAGAACGGCTTATTGATGTGAGTGAATCGCATATAGGTCAGTTTTTGGAAGCTCGTGGACAGTTCCGTTCGTATAACAAACAAGAAGGCAATCGAAGTCATCTGATTTTATCCTTATTCGTGATGGAACTTGAATTCATCGACAGTATAGAGAATCGAAATCCAAATACGATTTTTCTTGATGGATATATCTGTAAAGAGCCAGTATATAGAACAACACCTCTTGGAAGAGAAATTGCAGATGTGTTATTGGCTGTAAACAGGGCTTATGGCAAGTCTGATTATATTCCGTGCATATGTTGGGGACGTAATGCGAGATATGCAGGTAACCTTACAGTGGGAAGCAGGATTCAGTTACGGGGACGTATTCAAAGCAGAGAATATCAGAAACGAATTGGAGAAGGTAAGGTAGTTGATAAGATAGCTTACGAAGTTTCTGCAAGCCAGATGGAATACATCGAGGAGGAAGAATGAAGAAGATTGAAATAGATATCCCTCTTGAGGCTTACACAGACAATGTCAGAAGAATCATCGAAAGAAGCTTACATGATTTAGAAGCAGAGCCCCCCTATTTGACTTCATTTCTTTGTGATCCGAAGCTGACAGAAGAAGACTTAGAGACAGCACTGCATATCTTAGAAAAAGCAGGAACAGAATTAACAAAACAAAAGTTTATTAGAGCAGAGCTGGAAGCCAGAAAAGAAGTAGTTAATCCGGAAGTATTCCCAGAAGACTTAAGAAAGGATTGGGAAGATATGCGAAAAGCTGCAGAAAGGAGAAGAAAGAGATGATTGACGAAAAAAGACTCATTAAGGAATGTGAAGAGAGATTACTTGTAGGCACAAACGTAATTAAGCTGATTGAAGAGCAGCCTAAAATTTGTGAATGGATACCGTTAGAAGAAAAAACACCTGAGAACGGAGAACATGTATTGTTATCATTTGCAAATGAGAAGCAGGAGCCGCTTGTAGGCACTTGGAAAGTAGATGATGAGGGAGGAGCTTTTTATGCTCCATTTACAGGCAGAACATATGCATCTTTAGGTTGTTTTGTAACAGCATGGATGCCGCTGCCAGAACCGTATAGACCAGATGATTCTATGAAAGACGAGGAGAGATTAGTATTATGACAGGATCATGTCCAATATTATTCGAAAATAAGCAAGAGGAATACGGATTAACAGACAAGCAAGTAGAAAAATTTTGTCAAGAAGGTTGCTCTGTAGATTGTGATATTTTATTAAAACAATATGCAGAGAGGCTGAATAAGAAGAAAGGAGCAAATAGATGATTAATCCATGCGTGAAATGTCCCGAAAGAGACCGTTGCGAGGGAATGAATCAGCCATGCAAGCAAGGTAAAGCCTACCAGAGATGGAAAGCCGGCTGCAAGAGAGTGGCGGTGCATACGAAACAGGTGAATAAGAGGAAAAAGTAAATTATGAGTCACGAATACAAAATATTAGAACAAATGCTTATCGAAGGGAAGATAAGCCGTCAGGAGTTTAAAGAGAGGATAGATGCTGAATACAATAAATTGGAGCAGGGGCTTATGAACGATGAGATTACACCAGATGAACATGTTGAGAGATATAATGCTTTGATGGAGCTGGAGCCTCAGTCGTTCGGACCACCGGAGTTGCATGAGCATATATAAGCGGAAATTTACAAAATAACATGAAAAATAAGAGATAAAGTAAAAGAAAGGGACGATAAAATGGATACACGAAATCACGAACACTACAAAGACAAAACGGCGCATGATGCGATTAGGGCAGCGGATAAGCCGCCGGATTCGGTAACAAGAACAATTAATGCTATGAAAGCAGTAGCGGCAATAGATGAATTTGAAGTATTTGGACGGATTAAACTTAGAGATATGAAAACAGGCAAGATTTATAGATAGCAGGAGGTGGTTATCTTGAACATAAAACAGGTTCTCAATGATTATGTAGATGCCTGCGAGTTAGTCAGAGAGACGGAGGATGATATTGCAGAGCTTGAACAGAAACAGTCTGTAGTCACTTCTGACAAGGTAAAAGGCAGCATGAATGAGCATCCATATACACAACAGTCCTTTAACATCGAAGGACTTGCGTATGATGAGAAACGCAATGAACGCTTGACGAAAGAAATGGATATTCTTTCTAAGCGGAGAGAAAAAGCAAACAGCGTCAGACTGCAGGCATTAGAAGTCATTAATCAGGCACCAATCCGTATCCAGAGAATTATCCGCTTCCGATATGAGAAAAAACTTACATGGGAAGAAGTAGCCGATCGGATGAAAGGAAGTACCTCCGGAGGGTTAAAGATGGAACTTAAAAGATTTTTCGAAGAAAAATGAAAGTTTGTTACGAATGTTACACATGTTACGAAAAAGTATGCTAAATTATAAAATGAAACAAGAAGATAAATTTTAAAGATTCATTGATTGTTTCTCCTTTGTGAAGATTATCTCTTGTGAGATGAGAAATGCCAAGAAAGCGCTCCGCATAACGTGGGGCGTTTTTCTTATATACAAAAAGTGGATGAAATTGCTTTTGAAAAGTTTAAAAAATTAACCCCAAATCCCTTGACGAATTTCCCAAAATAGGTTAATATAAGGATGAGGGTCGGAAATCCCTAAAGGTGAGGAGGATAAGTGATGGTGAATAATTTTGGTAAGTTTTGCCGAAAGTTACGAATCGACAATGATGAGTTGCTTTATGATATGGCAAAGAAGCTAGGGGTTTCATCAGCATTTTTATCAAAAGTAGAAAATGGAAAGAAGAAACCGCCTAAAGATTGGGAAGATTTATTAATTCAAAAGTATGATTTGAATGAGGCGCAAACAAAAGAATTAAAAAAGGGTATTTTCGAAGCTCAAAATTATGATAGCATTGACATTAGTTCTATGTCAGATGATGACCGAATGATGATGTTATCATTTGCGCGAAAATTTAATCAACTTGATAAGCGAAAGATAAAGGATCTTTTACGAAAGGATGGCGATCTTTAATGAACATAGCGGCCATGCCACTATCAAGAAAAAAGATAAGAAACTTAGCCTTTGAATTGAGAAAAATAACAGGATGTGATGAGAATCCATATTTCCCGATTGTTCAGTTTATTGAATGGGTTTTAGCTAATCCGGAAAATAATATGGGAATGGAGTTTGAAGTTGTGGAACCTTTTGAAATGGAGGATACTTACGGAACTACAAATACTTCCCGTAATATTATGAGAATTAGGAGTGATGTATATGAGGGGGCAATTCATGATAATCCTAGAGACAGATTTACACTATGTCATGAATTAGGGCATTATATACTTCATCAACCAGAAAATATATCTTATGCAAGAGGGGATATTCCTGTATATCAAAATCCAGAATGGCAAGCTAATACTTTTGCAGCAGAACTGTTGGCTCCAGCTGACTTAGTCAAAGATATGTCTATTGAAGAAATGGCAACTCAATGCGTTATGTCGCGTCAGGCAGCCACAATTCAATATAAAGAATTACATAAATATTGATGTTAAGGAAAAATCCTTTACATAGAAAAATAGCCAAGCATATAATATACTTAGCTATTTGCTGAAAGTGATGTCACAATCAGCTGGTTATATAATTTTTTCTGAACAATTAAATTATATCATTGTGGCATTCCTTTTTCAAGTAAAACTTGAAGAAAGGAGGGGATAGTATGTATATTTTTCGTGCATACATTACCACAAAGGATGGCAAAAGAATTTATGCCAAGACTTATGGTAAAAGAGCCTTCAGAATCTGGGTTGGCCCAGGGCCAGAGCCGGATAATAAACATAACTGATTAATTAAGAAAGGGGTATATTTACCAGCTGGATATACTTCTATAATACTTTTGAAAGGGGTATAATAGAAGATGTCAAAAACTAAAAGCAGTGTAAGAGGAAAACAAGATAAGAAAATTGTAGTAGTTAAACCGTATGTACGCAGTGATGGAACTAAAGTTAGTGGACATCGACGTTCTACGCCGAATTAAAATATAATTTAAAAGCACTCAAAAGAGTGCTTTTTTTGGCAAAGAACAAAAAATTGATTAAAAGTACAGAGGTGAAAAATGTTTAAAGTAAAAAATATGGATGAAACATGGGATTTGGAAGACGGAAGAAAAACAAAAATTTTGTTTGGATTAAACAAACCCTACCCACCTAAAGCAAGTATTAAAAAAATTCGTGTATTATTTTATTATTTAATGAGCAAGTATCCTCAGATTAATATCGAAATGTTATGTGATTCATCTTCTGTTGAAGAAAATATAGATGAAAATACAGTTGCAATGTATTGTT